ACGCCTACACGCTCAAGAGCAAGGCCGGCACGCGCGAGGCCGCCGAGAAGCTGGCACTGCAGCAGGCCCGCTGCGCTCGCATCCTGCGGGCCGGTGAATACGACCTGGCAACCAACACTCCCCGGCTGTGGAACCCTCCGGTAGCCTGATCTCGTCTGCATACCTGCAGTGCTGCAGCCTCTTGTCACCGAACAGCTGATTGCTCGATTGCAGGATGTGTTTCCTGCTGCTCCCTCGCGGCACATGACAGTCCGCGAGGTTGATCACCTGATCGGGCAACAGGAAGTAGTGACCTACCTGCAGCGGTTGCTGGAGGAGGAGAAAGATTTGCCGCTCAACGTGGAGGATCTCTGATGTGCTTTGGAGGGGGCGGCAGCCCGGCCACCATCACGATGCCCGACACCGGCGCTTACGACCGGCTGGCGCAGATGCAGATGGATGCCATGCGCCAGTCGCAGGATGGCGCCATCAAGGTCAAGCAGGGCGAGCTGAACCAGGCGCTGACGGCGCAACAGGAATCACTGGCTCAGCTGCGCGATGTCAAGACTGCTCGCGCGAATGACACCGCTGCCAATGCCGCGCGGATGGCAGCGCTGATCGGCACGCCACCGCCGGACAAGGCGGCAACGGCACCCGTGCTGGGCAGTGACCGCGCCGAGATGAGCCGCCCGGCTGGCAAGCGCGGGCTGCGCATCGACCGGGCTACGGCCACCACGGCCGGCGCTGGCACCGGACTCAACATCACCACAGGAGTTTGATCATGTGCTTCGGATCACGGCCACAGCCACCGCAGATTGTCTACCAGGGCCCGAGCGAAGAAGACATCGCACGGCAGAACGCATCTATGGAGACATACCGGCAGCAGGCCGCTCAGCAGCAGAAGCTGTTGGCCGATCAACTGCAGCAACAGATCGACACCGCGAACACGCGCATGGCGGAACAGCAGACGCGGCTTGCTGAGGAGCAGGCCATGTCTGCGCGTGCATTGACCCAGCAGGGCGCCTATGCCGTCCAGACCACGCAGGAGACACCTACAGCGGTGCAGAGCACCACTGCGATGAAGGCCAAGGACAAGCCCCGCACCGGCCTGAAGATCGCGCCCGGTTCCACTGCTGCATCAGCCGGCACCGGCCTGAACATCGGGGTGTGACATGGGTTGCGAACGCGACTACCGGCAGCTGGAAGGCGACAGGAACAACTACCTGGAGCGGGCCCGCACCGCTGCCCGGTACACCCTGCCGTACCTGATCCCGATCAGCGACAGCTACACCCCGGGGCAGAACCAGCAGTGGGGGCTGCCCTGGAATGGCCTTGGTGCTCGTGGCGTTCACAACATCACCAGCCGGTTGACGTTGGCGTTGCTGCCGCCAACGGAGGCGTTCTTCCGGTTCACGATTGACGAGATCGAGCTGGCCACCCAAGAGCAGGAAGCCCTGGCGGCCGGCGCCACACCCGAGGATCTGGCCAAGGGCAAGAGCACGTTTGATCTGGGCCTGGCCAAGCTCGAACGCGCCGTGCTGCGCAGCATCGAAACCAGCAACGACCGGGTGGCGGTCCACGAAATGCTGATGCACCTGATCGTGGGCGGCAATGCGCTGCTCTACGTCAGCGAGAAGGGGTTGCGGTGTTTCCACCTGGACCGCTATGTGCTGCGGCGCGATCCGATGGGCAACCCCCTGCAGGCGATCGTGTGCGAGGAACTCAGCGTTGAGAACCTGCCCCCACGGGTGAAGGCTGTTCTCGATGAGGAAGATGGCGACAGGATCGCCGGCATCGACGACGAGGACGGTGACGACGACGCCTCCGAATACGACCGGACGGTAAAGCTGTTCACCTGCGTCGAATGGGAGGACAACACAGTTACGTGGTATCAGGAGGTGAAGGGCCGGGAGATCCCCGGCACCAAGGGGACCGCCAAGGTCAGCGAGTCACCCTGGCTGCCGCTGCGGATGTACCGCATCGACGGGCACCACTACTCGCCGGGCTACATCGAGGCGGCATGTCTGGCTGATCTGCAGACCGCTGAAGCGCTGAGCCAGGCCATCGCCGAGGGCTCGTTGGTCAGCGCCCAGGTGAAGCATCTGGTGAAGCCCAGTGGCGTCGCAAACCCGAAGAAGCTGGCCGACAGCGCCAATGGCGCCTACCTGCCCGGCAACCCGGATGACGTGTTCACCATCCAGGTCAACAAGGCCTCGGATCTGCGGGTGGCAATGGAGGGCTTGGCCAGGGTGGAGGCCCGACTGGGGCAAGCGTTCATGCTGGCCGACGTGCGCGACAGCGAACGCACCACCGCCGAGGAGGTGCGGCTTCATGCACTGCAGATCGAGAACAGCCTCGGCTCGATCTACAGCATCCTCACCACGGAGTTCCAGCAGCCCTATGTGGCGCGGAAGCTGGCGCTGCTGATGCGTGCAGGGAAGCTGCCGAAGCTGCCCGACATGGTGAAGCCCGTGGTCAGTGTCGGCCTGGCAGCCGTGGGCCGCGGCAACGATCTGGAGAAGACCGCAAGGTTCATGCAGATCCTGCAGCAGTCGATCGGCCCAGAAGGGATTGCCACCTACGTGATGCCGGCTGAACTGATCCGCCGCCTGGCGGCCTCGATGGGCATGGACATCATCGGGCTGGTCAAGACCGACGAGCAGATGGCGGCCGAGCAGCAGCAACAGCAGCAGATGGCCATGGCGCAGCAGGCGATGCAAGGCGGCATGGCAGACCCACAGAAGCTGGCGAACGCCGCGGCCATCAGTCAGGAGATGGCAGCGCCGCCGCCGGCTGATGAACCACCTGAACAACAACCAACCCCATGACTGCAACACCCACCGAACAGCTGGATCCCCGCGCCATGGTCGCCCCCGGCCAGGAGGCGGTGCTGGATGAGTTCTTCGCTGAACTGGACCAGCAGAACGCTGCGATCCAGGCTGCCGAACAGGACGCACCAGCACCCGAGCCGGCATTGCTGGCTGGCAAGTTCAAGAGCGCCGAGGAGCTGGAGCGCGGCTACAAGGAACTGGAGCGCAAGCTGGGGGCCAAGGCCGAGGCACCGGAGCCGGCGGAAGCAGCGCCCGAACCGCTCACCCGCGAGCAGGCTTCCGAGCGCTATGGCGAGTTCATCGCCAGCGCCGCCGAGGAAGAAGGCCTCGATCTGAGCGCATGGGATGCCGCCGTGCGGAAGGGCGAGGACACCGCAGATTTGCGGGAGAAGCTGGCGGCACGCACCAACATCCCGGTGCAGCTGATCGAGCAGTACGAAGCAGCGTTCCGCCCCCAGGCGCAGCCGGCTGATACCGGCGCAGCGCAGCAGGGCTTCAGCGATGCGGACGTGAGCGAGCTCAAGACGCTGGTGGGCGGCGAGCAGGAGTTTGCGCGACTCAGCCAGTGGGCGGCAACGAACATGGGCGCCGACGAGCTGGCGGACTACAACGCCGCGGTGGACAGCGGCAACAAGGCCGCGGTGCGATTGGCGCTGCGGGCGATGCAGGCCCGGGCCACCACAGTGCAACAGCAGGGCGAACCGGAACTGATCGGCGGCGGTCGCCCGGCCCAGGTGGATGTGTTCGCCACCCAGCAGGAAGCCCTGGCGGCTTACCGGAAGACCGACAGCAAGGGCAAGCGGTTGTACGACAGCGATCAGAAGTACCGGGCGTGGTACGAGAAAACCCTTGCGCGATCGAACTATCCCGCATAATGAGGGCAACAGTTTCTCTGCAGCAGTGCAGTTGAACGGGCCTCCTTCGGGAGACACCCCGACTCGGCGATCTGTGAGGCAGGAGCTGACAATCACTTAAACCAGTGACCAGTCTCACCAACCTCGACCGTCTTGGTCAGATCAAACAGGCAGGGGATGTCAATGCCCTGTTCCTGAAGCTCGGCATGACCGAGATTCTTGACGCCTTCGACCGCAAGTGCGTGTTCAAGGGCAAGGTCAAGGAGCGCAACATCCGCGGCGGCAAGAGCGCTGCCTTCCAGGTGACCGGCCGCAACACGGCTGCGTATCACACACCGGGCACCGCGATTCTGGGCGATCCCAACGCCACCAACGCTGACCGCAACGAGTACATCATCAACCTCGATGGTCTGCTGGTTGCGTCCGAAGTGATCTATGAGCTCGACGAGCTCATGAATTACGTGGACATGCGGCAAGACATCACCCATCAGCTCGGCCAGGCACTGGCTCGGGAGTGGGACCAGCGGGCCGCCCGCGTGATCTATGGCGCAGCCAAGACCACAACGGAACCGCTGCTCTCCGGTGGTGGTGCGGTGGTGACCGGCTCGATTGCCACGACCACCCTGACCGTCACCGCGGTCACCAGCGGTCGCATCTACCCGGGGCAGACGATCAGCGGCTCAGGCATCACCGCCGGCACCCTGATCGTCGCCCAGCTGACCCAGACCAGCGGCGATGCAATCGGTCTGCGCGGCACCTACACGGTGTCGGTGTCGCAGACGGCAGCCTCCACCACGGTGACTGCCGTTGGCGGTCCGAGCGCTGGCCGCATTGGCCAGACCCAGACCCTGCCTGCCGGCTACACCACTGCCACCACCAACAGCCGTGGTGACAGCCTGATTGCTGCCATCTCGGCGCTGAAGGTGCAGATGCAGGCCCGGGACGTGCCCGTTGAGGACATGATCTGCGTGGTGCCGCCATCGGAGTATGACTGCCTTCTGGATTCAACCAGGGCGATCAACGCCGACTTCAACGGCGCCGGTGGCGGCAACGGCACCATTGCCGAAGGTCGCATCATGCGCGTCAAGGGCATCCCGGTGATGTGGTCCAACCACGTCACCCAGCCGGCGTACACCAACAACACGCTCGATCGGAACACTGCCTATCAGCAGGATCTGTCGAAGTGTCGCGGCATGGTGTTCCACAAAGACGCGATCGGTGTTCTCACCCTGAAGAACATCGGCCTGCAGGTCACGCCCCAGGGAGGGGATTTCAACATCATGTACCAGGCCACGCTGATGGTTGCTCGCATGGCGATCGGCATGAGCGTGTTGCGGCCTGAGTGCGCCGGGGTCATCGAGATCCCCTAAACTCCAACCGATCCCGATGGGTCGATGGGGAACTGCCCCCTGCCGTTTTGGCGGGGGGCTTTTTGCTGGCAGCGATAGCATGAGGACTGCACCCCTGCAGGCCAGTCGTGCCGATCTCCAACCAGGCAGTGACGCCGGGCCGCACGACCCTGCTGGAAGCGGTCAATACCCTGCTGGCCGTGATCGGCGAGCAGCCGGTCAACACGCTGGAAACCCAGCAGATCGTTGAGGCCTCGATGGCTGAGCGCACCCTGCTGGAGTTCCACAAGGAGGGGCAGGTCAACGGCTGGAGCTGGAACAGCGAACAGGCCTACGAGTTCACCAAGGACAACACCAACGAGATCGTGGTGCCGACCAATGTGGTCAGGTGGGCCGCGGATGCCTACGAGTGGGCCGGCCGGTTTCAGCTGCGCGGCCAGCGGGTGTACGACCGCGAGAAGCGCACCTATTCCCTGGGCAGTGATGTCACATCCCTCAAGGCTGATGTGGTGTTCCTCTTGTCGTGGGACGAGAGCCCTGAAGCGTTCAACCGATGGGTGACGATCCGCTCAGCGCGGGTGTTCAGCGGTCGCGTGTTGGGCGACTCCTCCTCGTTCAAGTACACGGCGGTGGATGAGCAGGCGGCGTTGACAGCGCTGCAGGCTGTTGAGCTGGATCAGCTGCAGGCGAACAGCCTGACCGGCGGGCCCGGGATGAGGCCGTTCCCCACCTACTCGCCAGGTCTTGGTCTGCTGGGCCGCAACCGGGGCTACCTGCGTGGCTGATCTCGTCTCCTATTCCATCCCCAATCTGTTTCAGGGGATCAGCCAGCAACCGGATGCTCAGCGCGACCCCACGCAAGGTGAGGTGCAGATCAATGGGATGAGTTCTGCTGCGGAGGGGCTGCGCAAGCGCGAGGGCAGCAGCTGCATCGCACGGGTGAGCACCACCAGCTTCGGCGACGTGTTCTTCCATCAGATCCTGCGCGATGCCACCGAGCAGTACCTGGCGGTGATCAGCAAGACGGCCATCCGGGTGTTTGATCTGACGGGCGTCGAGCGGACGGTCACCGTCGCCAGCGGTGCGTTCAGCTATCTGTCGTCGGTGGTGAGCGCAAAGGCCGACATCCGGGCCGCCTCGATCGCCGACTACACCTTCATCAGCAACACCAAGGCCGTGCCAGCGATGGACACCGCCCTGGCGCCTGCTGTGGCCCGGCCAGCCGCGAACGAAGCGCTGGTGTGGGTGAAGGCGGCCAACTACGGCCAGCGCTACACGCTCAACATCAACAGCCAGCAGGTCACGGTGTCCACCGCGGTGGCGCCTGTGGTGGTGAATGGCAGCACGACGACCGAGAACCGGGTCGGCACGGCAGAGATTGCTGCGCGACTTCGTGGGGCGCTGCTGGGTGGCGCACCTTCGGCCATCACCGTGCAGGGTTCGGCGACCACGCTGAACGGCACCGTCACCGGCACTGCGACGACCACCGACGAGGGCGGCAGCGGGCTGACCGTGAATGTGACCGGCAACGGCAGCGTCATCACAGCTGCGGCGATCAATG